AGAAGCACCATGGGTGGGATTGATCTTGATCCCTACAGCACCACGGAGGTGAACCATGTCGTCCAGGCCGCTCGCTATCTGGATCGATCGCCCCACATTGATATTGCAGCAGGGCGCCACTGGAGTCCATCGGGAAGCAAGCGTGTCTTCCTGGGAGTTCCCAGTGGGGTGCCCCTTGGTAAGGCCATGGCCAACAAGCTTCTGGAGGAATACCGAGCTGGCCACATCTGGGAGGCCATCCTCTGGCCCGGTTCCAACGAAGTGATCACACGATGTCCCTGGATCTGGGACTTTCCAATTTGCTTCCCGTTCAGTAGGCTCGCTCCCCAGTTCTGGGATGACGAACTGGAGGAGGCCGTTCGTGTACCGCCAGCGGACTGGTCCCCGATCGTCTACCTCCCTAGTGCGTTCCCCTCCACTGCATTCAATTCGTCCCTGGCCAGGTTCCATGCAGCAGCGTCACACCATGGGCGAGTTGTTCTTGATCAATGGAGCGGAGAAAGTCGCTGGAAGGATTCCTATCGCGCTTCTTTAAGGCGTGATTACGACGACGCATTGCCTGGAGCGGAGTGATCTCAGTGCCACACCTACCCTGGGCGGAAAGCGACGATGACGAGTTCTACCATCCATCTCACGGGTGGTACCTCTTGAGTCGCTCGATCATCCATGATGGATGGCTTTCTTGGCGTCATGCCATTCCGGATTGCGTGCAAGCTCGGCAAGAGATGCCGCTCGATGTCAGCGCATCCATTGCTTTTCTGGCCCAGGCTCTGCATGACGTCCACATGACGATTCCCGGGTACGGAGATCTGGATGACACCCCGTTTCGGGTTTTCCGTTGGTGGGATCCAGAAGCTGATGACGAATGGCAGACGGGATGCTGCATCCTGTTTCGTTACAACCCGCCATGTCCACTACTGGAGGACAGGCCAGCAGCGGTCTTTCAATCAGCCTGGGAGGCCAAGTACAGCTGGGAGGCCAAGTACAGCTGGGAATCCAAGTGCAAGCAAGACCCACCGGCCAGGCTGATTGCTGTAAGCAATAGACACCTGGAAGCAACGCTCGTCAGGACACCGTTAGTGCTGAACCCCTGGATCGGGACCGGATCTCCGACTCCGGCGAACCGCCAAAGCTCTTCGAGTCGCCGTAAGTCCCGGACCCTTCCTCCTGGAAGACTCGATCAGCCGAACGGCGCTCAGCAGCTCGAGCAGCACTGACTCTTCCGCCAGTGCCAAACTCGGTTCCCTTGGGACCGCTTTCGTAGCCAACCCTCTCGCTATTGATAGAGCGGGTCTGGCTTCTTGCGGAGGCCAGCATGGATCTGGTCAAGGCTTCTCTGCGCGCTTCTCCATTCTTTGACGCCCCCTGGGCCTGCTTATATCTCCTGTCCAAGTGAACCGGCCCCGAGACCAACCCAGTCTAGGGGTGGTTCCACTCATCATCGATCCCCTGGGGCCGGCATTCCTGCTCGGCGCATTTTCTCTTGTATTCCTGCCATGCGCTCATTCATCTCGGCAATGGCCTGGGCGGTGGACTGTCCCATATCAGCAGCGGGTGAACCAAATCCTGGCTGGGGCCTTGATGCCGCGGCTGCTCTCAATCGAGCCAATTCCTCTGCCTGGGCCTGGGCCTGGGCGTAAGCGATTTTCTGTTGCTCTGCTTGCGCCATGGCCGCCAGCACCTCGCTCATGGCAAGAGATACTTGTTGCTGCACGATTTCTTGGATACGCAAATCCATCCCATCGAGCTCGTTCTCGATAATGCCTTCTGTTTCCTCTACCAGCTTGGCGTAGGCCGGGCCAAATTCCCTGAGGGTTCTCTCCACCCACCTCCTGTCCCGGCGAGAGAAGTACCAGCCACTGCTGGCCCCGCTTGCGATTCCGAGGAACCACAGGATGGACATCAATCCGGTAGAGATCATGGGGCTTGGCGAACGTAGTGCATGCCTGGGCTGTCGCCCTGCGGTAAATGTACCAGTTTCACCCCATCAAGGCGAACTTCAGAATTGCTTTTCTTTTTCGCCCTCTTCCCTCCGAAGACGGGGGTTGTACGTGTTGAAGCCCAGGGCCCAGCTGGCCATGCCGATAGCTCCTGCGATGAGGCCGCCTTCTGAATTCAGCCCCGCAGCTTGGCGACCGTCCTGCCAGCAGGCCTTGACCTCTCCGCCAGAGCGCCGGCAGTCCCAGATGTACACGGCACCAAAAGCCAAGCTAGCTGCCATAGCAAGGACAGCAACAGAGCCAGCAGCAACAGCTGGGCGTGCTCCGACACCAGGGATAGGAGTAGATGCCATAGCGCCGGGACCAAATCAATGCGAACCTATTCTGGCAGAAACGCATGACCTCTCTTTCACCATGGATCTCCGCGAGTATCAGATTCGCTCCTCCCAGTTCGCGATCTATCCCGACTGCGGCAGTAACCCCGTCTACCCCACCCTGGGCCTCTGCGGTGAATCAGGGGAGGTGGCAGAGAAAGTCAAAAAGGTGATTCGTGACAAGGAGGGCCACTTCGATAACGCCGCCATCACGGCCATCACTCTTGAATTGGGTGATGTTCTTTGGTACGTGGCGCAGTTGGCCAATGAGCTGGACATCGACCTCGGGGATGTCGCCGCCAACAACCTAGACAAACTGGCCAACCGGCAACACAGGGGCGTGCTCAGCGGCAGCGGGGACGATCGGTGATCAGCCCTTCCAACGGAGCGGGAATTGTTTGAACGATTGCTGTCGTAATTCCACCAACCGCGCAGCAGCTTCCGCCGGGAGGCTCCCACTTGGGAGGCCTAGGTGGATATGCGATCCGTGACCCCTGGGATCATTGTGGGGGCCAAAGACTTCAGCTCCAGTGCCAGCCAGGGCGTTTTGGACTTGTTGCGCGTACCACTTCTTCCTTGGAAGCCAGGAGTTTTGGGATTCTCCTGGATCCTGCCAGTCTGTGATGTCGAGGGCTTTGCCGTCGTAGTGCAGGGATCCCTTTGAGTGTCCGCCCACTCCGCCAAAGTCTGGATGCTCTCTCACCCTGAGTCCTGCGCCCTGAAGCATCTTCCCGACGTCTGTGATTTTCACCATCGCCCCGCCCCCTCCACTGGCGCGTGTAACTGCTGGAGGTGCTCCCGTAGCAGCGGCAGCGGCAGGGGCAGCGGGGGCTGGCGAGGCCTCTGGTGAATCCGACAGGATGGCCTGCACCAGTGATGGAAAGAATCCCCCTGCGGCCATCCTGGGGGCTTCTTGCCCGGCGCCCTGGGGGCGCTCTGCTCCGCCTCTCCCGTTCAGCCCAGCGATGGCGCCAACAAGTGGAGCAAAGGCTCCAGCAACACCGCCGCCCAGTAGGGCACTCGTGAACGGTGAGACCTGTCGATTCCGGGGAGCACTCAAGGATGTGATCGGCCTAGATGAGGCCGTGTCGTCATCGCCGCCGCCCAGCATGGATTTCAGCAGGGTGCGCGTAAAGCTGTCGTTCTCTGGTGGACTAGGGGATGGCGTCACTGGGGCCGGAGCTGGGGCGCCCCCGCCTTTGGAGAGAGCTGGAATCCGTGAGTCGTAGAACGTCTTGAGCTCTGAATACTTCTTGACGGGCTGCCCGTAGTAGCTCGTGCCTTTCATCGTCGGGAACGATGCCCACTCGGGAGCCAGCTTGGCGGCCACATCCGGAGTGAAGCCTTCTGTGTTGATTAGACCTCTAGCGCCACGTCGTTCGACCAGCTTGAGAGCTGCAAGGTCTTGAGACCGAGGCCCAAAATCTTTGAGCCCTAGCTCCTGCTGCACTTCATCCCAGGTACCCGGCAAGAACTGGTAGGCACCCGCAGCGGCACTGCTGTAGCCGCTAGTTCTAATGACTCGGTTGGGATGCCGCTCCAGTGACGGTGTCTTGCCTCCCCCGAACATCACCTGATACCCGTCGGGCCGCCAGGTGCCTTCTGCATACCTGATGGTATCGAGAAGGGCGCGCTCTTGAATTGTTGTCATAGGTCCCAATCTCCGTCTTCTTCCATGGCGATATCACTGAAGTCAATGTCCATGCCGTGGAAAGCCTGGAAAGCCTGAATGCGCTCTTCTGCGTAGCGCTCCACGTCTTCTGTGCTGGGCCTCCCCCCGAAGACCTGAACTAGCTCCTCCTCTGAATCAGGAAGACCGCAATCGAAGTCGTCGACAATCTCGATTTGCGTGGCAATCCCCGCCTCTGCAGCGACCGCTCGGAAGTGGTGGGCTAGGGAGAAGATCTTGGCCTGAGCAGTGATCACCAGATCCAGCAGCTCGGCTTGGGATGCTTGATGCAGGCTGTCCCTCATGCGACGCAGGATGAACTCCTCCTCCATCGTCAGCTCACCAGTCATTCAGTGCTCCTGCCCTGGACCCAATCTAAAGCCTGCGCAACTCCACCCATCTTGCTTTTGCGCATGATGTGTCTTACGCTCCGCCAGCCCCACCTAGACCCCTATGCCAACAACCCATCGCAGGAGCGCGGGTGCTGGCTCCATGTCCTCCGTAAAAATTTCCGTCCCTATCGCCAGGCGGGACTGGTTCAAGACCCGGGCCGCTGCTGCTGTCCTGGGCTGCAGTGAACGCACTCTGCGCAGACGGCTGGAGCAGGAGCACTGGATAGAGGGGGTCCACTGGCGCTGGGTCACTGCCAGGCAGAGGGCAACCATCGAAATCAATCTTCCAGCCGTGGTGCGCCTGATGAATGCCCGTGGCTGGGTCTAGCCCACCCCCGCCAGGCCGTTGAGGCTGGTCACCAGGGCCTGGAGGATGTGCTCGCGGCGGGAGGTGGTCACTCAGGCCGCTCCCACGCCATGATTTCCGCTGCCCTGCCCTCAGCCAGTAGCCCCGCAGCCGTGAGCATTGCCAACCCAGGAGGAATGCGCGGATCCGTCAAAACCACCATGGGGGAATCCACCAGCTCTCCAATCAGGTTGGCCACCTCAGCCGATTGGGTCGCCGCTGCCCGGATGGCCCCATATTCCGCCGCCGTGAACCGCTGCACGAATGCGGCACTGGTCAACACCCCAATCCTGAACAAGTCCGCATACCGCAACCCCTGATGCTGCAGCAGCTCCAGGGCCATGGCCTCAGGCGTCATGCCTGCCCTGTTTGCGGCTTCGACCCAGCCGTCGATGGCGCGGATGTCGGAAATGGTGATGGTGAGGGAGTTCATGGCGGTTAGGCGGAGATTTTCAGGGTTCCGCCGTCGTTCCAAAGCTGGCCCGCGACGTTTGGATTCGTCGTTGGTACACCAGAGAACAGGATCGCGCCGTTTGCTTTTAGCGTGATCCTTGTGGTGCCATCAGTTTGCAATTCCATATCGCGGGCAGTCCCGCCTGCTGAGCCTTTCTCTGTGCCGAAGCGCAGGATATTACTGGCCCATTCGACCTTGGCCCGCTCAAAGTTGGTGGAGCTGGTGAAGGTGTTGAAGATCCACGAAGTCTGCGCATTGGTGCCGTTGCGTTGGGCGAGGGTGTTGGCGGCGTCGCGATAGAGGGCCAGGGTTGCGCCGTCGTATCCCTGCGCACTTCCCCATGCAATCGCCATGGACGGATGAACTTGGAGCTTATCGGAACCCCAGTATCCACTATATGCAACGCCTGATAAATCTGTAGTTACAATAAAGCCATTGGAATAGCTTAATGCGCCAAATCTTCCGAATTGGGATGAGCCATCGCTTTTGATAACCCCTTGTCTTACCCCACCCACCCCAAACCACGCCAGATCCCCCGCAAACCCACTCGGAGCATTCACCCCAAACCCCGTCCCCGCCGTGTTCCAGTTCGTCGAAGTCGTCCCCGCCGGCTCAATTAACAGATGCGGCTTCGTGGTTGTTGACGTGCCACCCGTGAACCAGTTCCCCGAGAACAACTTGGCCGGTGCGCTGGCCGCAGCGCTGAAGGCATTGATCAGCCGGGCCGAGAGCGTGAGGTTGCCCGAGCCGTCAGCGGTGAGGGTGCTGAGCCCGCCAAAAGCCCCGCCATTGTTGATTTGAACTTGGCCACTGCTGCCGCCGGGGGCAGCGCTTACTGGGGCCCAGGTGAGATCATCTTTCAGATAATTCCCGGTTGGGGTGCCGGTAGCAGGCGCCAGGCCTGCCGCCGTGGTACTCGCCAATGGCAACGTCGCATCATCACCCGTCGAGCTGCGCACCTCACGGCTCACTGCGTCATAGCTGAGATTGGTAGCCACATTGGCCTGGGCCCCCTCCTGAATCCCGTCGAGTTTTGTTTTATCGCTAGAGCCGTTCCACCAGCTTGCGATGGCCTGGAAGACTCGAACTGGAGGCCAGGCGCGTCTTTCCGTCGACGTGCCCTGGGTGGCCTCCGCTTCCGTGACTGTTGGAGCGCTCCACTCCCTGGAGTCGCTCAGCCTGGAATCTCCCGTTGCAACAGCATCAGAAACATCGCCGACACTGAGAACAACGTTTCCCGTGCGCCCCGCTACCGACTGGACAGGCGCTGCTGCTGCTGCCCTTTGCTCCGTGAAGTATTTGTTGACACTGCCCTCAGGGACAGCGTCCGTTGATCCTGGAGAAGCCGTGAGCTGGATGTAACTCGAGCCGCTCCATCGGTACTGCTTGTTTTCATCGAGTGCGACGTAAATGACTCCTGTCGTTCCCGGGTTGGGGAAACTTGCCAAATTGGTATATTCCCGAACGTCATCCACGAATCCCGGCAACTGTGAGGCTGGGACCAAGCCGTTGACCAGATCAGCCTTGAAAGACAGGGCGCTTGTCAGCTCTTCTGGCTGAACAGCCGTATCAGCGAGTTCCCCTTGCTCCCAGGTGGCATAGTCTTCCGAGTCAGTAAAGGCTGCGGAGCCAAGGTCCGGCAGATCCGACAGGTCGTCGTAGGAGCCAGTGAGCGCAACAAGTTTGAGATCGTCAATTTTGGCCTTGTCCTCCCCAGTGAGGAGACCTGGATCACCCTCCGGTTCCGCCAGTGGCAGTGTGACTCCTTCGCCCGTGGAGATATCGAGCTCACCGGTTACCGGGTCGTAGGACAAATCACTGCTGCTGACCCGTTCGTCAATCGCCAGTGCCGTGGTGTACGGAGTCATCAGCACTGAATTGCTGATGCTATTTGGAGTCGAGAGATCCCCTGCTACGGCCTCCTGATTGGTCGCCCGATCAGAAGCGTCGTATTTGGTGTTGAACAGGAACTCGGTGTCCTCCCCCAGTTGTACGACTTCTTCTTCCAGGGTGTCGACCCTGTCTAGGAGGTCGCCAAGACCCACCCGCTGGTCCAGAGCCAGTGCGGTGGTGTAAGGGGTCATCAGCGTTGTATCGCTGATACTGCCTGGTGTTTCTAGGCTTCCGGCTACAGCCTCCTCTTCTGTTGCCCTGTCATCTGGCGAGTATTTGTCATCAAGTGCATCCTCTGCCTCGTCAATGCGGTAAGTCAGCAGGCGCCAGTTATCGTCAACTTCCTGAAACGAAAGAGGCTCACCCTTCTCTGATCTTGTCGTAATGCCCGGCTGATCCGGCATGCCAACTGATTGCCCTATCTAGCAATCCTAGAGAGTTTTACCAGGCGCTCCGCCCGGGGGCGACCCAAGCGGAGATCGGTTACCGCGATGGAGAAACGACAAAAATCCACCGCCCTGGCAATTGCCCTTGCGCTACCAACAAGGGCGACCCCCTGACGCCGTTCTGCTTCGGGGGTCAGACAAGGGTAGCAACTCGCATGATTGAGGTGCCATGTTTTGAACCCTCCCTGAGGGCATGGGCCATCGAGCGGTGGACATGGTGTCGAATCAGCCCACTGAATTGGGCGAACTGCCGCTTTGAGAGGCGCAGGGTTGTTGGATTACCCCCCTTGCAGATTCCAGCAATGCCACGCCCGATCAGATGACTTAGCAGGGCGTCTGCATTGGGCTCACTAGAGAGAGGGATCACAGCAGTTCCCCTATCCCAGTGGCCCAGGTCCAGCCAAATACTGGCCAGGCCCCTGCCTCCTCCGATTTCGAGGACTTCTTTGGAGAGAGAGATCTCACCTTCTGGAGCGAGCAGTTCAATGGCCCTCTCGAATGCATCGTGCTGCAGGCGGGCCCTGCAGACATCGTAAAAATGCCGGCCTGGAAGCATGTCAACAGCAGCGCGCACGGGGCCCGCTCCCGCTCGCTGCAGGGATCGCACTTGGTGCAGCATGTAGGTTCGCTCTGTTTCGAGCCGCTTCAGCTCCAGCCAGGGGCGCTGCTTGGCCCCCTTACACCTCAAAGTGCCACTGCCCATGGCATAGGCGACAGCCATGGAAACCAGACGAGCGCTCATTTTTCCCCCGGGAGAAACAAGTGCTTCCGGCTGATCGGGGCATAGGGAAGGAGGGCCTCCTTGACGATTTCTGCATCCTTGGAACTGAATGACAGTTGAGGCAGTATTCGAGAGGACTGGCCCGTGACGGACGACTTGGCGCCAGTCAAAAACTCGAGCCAGCCACTGACCAATCGAGCCTCGTCTCGCAGGGCTCCAACTCTCCTCAGGCGATGGTCCTTGTCCCCCTTTCGATACCCCTCAGCCCAAAGCCAGGCTGCTGCTCTGAGTCCAAGAATGTCCAGGAGGGGGTGCGTGATTTCCCGAAATCCATCGGGATAGAACAAGTTGTAGACCGGATCTAGCAGTGGGCTCGAGAACCGGAATCGCAGCACCGTGGTCTGATGACCGGTCTGACTGGGGCGCATCTGATAGGTCGAAATCTTGGCCTGGGTTGGGATGACGAGCTTGATTTCACTTGCCTTCTCCTCGAGGAATTCACGCTCGTCGGCACCACCGTGGAAGGTGGCCTTGATATGGCCCTTGACCGCTGACCTGCTTTGAGAGAGGAAGCCGTCACCCAGGAAGACTCCCAGCAGGCCGCGGATGTCTGGTGCGTTCAATTTCACCCCACGCGTCCTTTCTAGTGTAAGAAGCAGCGGGCGGAATGCTTGCTATCAACATCCTTTATCTGTCGGAGCGTGTCATCCAATGTGGATAGACAATGACTTCCCGAAAATCCTGGGCGCTGAACTGTATCGGCCCCATCCTGCCTATGTGGTAGAGATGGCGGTCGATCCTGTTGTTGTCCACGATTTCGGGGCACAACCAGGCCAGACGGTCGCCCTAGACCGCTATCGCTACTGGGGAAATCCTGGTACCAAGGACTCCCGAGAGCGCACTGCTGATCAGACGCTCGGCACGGCGTCGTCTCGCAACATCGTGAAGGACAAGGTCAATGTGACCTTGAAGGAGTACACCGGCCCCGCCGACCCTTCACAGGCTGACCAGCCCAGCACCTTCAAGGTGGCACGGGAGACGCTGATGACTTCTCAGCGCCTGCTGCTGGATACCCGCAATATCGCGGCGTTCCACCAGTCGATCGGTTCCTTAACACTTCTTGACGATTACCGCCGTTGGCGTGATCGGGTGTTCGCTGACGAGCTCTTCAAAGCAGAAGCCAACGGAAGGGCTGATTCCACCCAGGGTGGCTACTTCTTCCCCAAGAACAAGACCAAAACCGGCACCACGGTCGCAAGCTACGGCTCTGGCCAGTCCGCCAAATTTGGGGTCAAAGACGACCTCCTGGACGTCCTCGAAGGCATGCGTCGGCGCAACGTGCCAACCTTCCCGAATGGGCACTATCGCTGCATCGCCAGTCCCACTGCGATGAAGCACCTGCGCCAGGACAGCGATTTCCGCGAGATCGCTCGTTATCCCGGCAATGGCATGGCCAATCCGATGCAACCGCATCTGGCCCCTAATGCCATCAACTACCTGGGTTCTGGCGTTGGCTACGGCCAGGCTGGCTTTGTGGCCGGTCAGCCGGTCATGCCAACTGGATTCCTGTTTGAGGGGATTCAATGGTTTGAATCGACCAACCTGCCAGACAAGAGCTACACCACCACCATCCCCGTGGCCAGCATCTCAGCTGCTGTCACGGAAGCTGCTCCAATCCTGTTCTTCGGGATGCAGGCCGTTGGCGTGGGCATTGGCGGTGACAATGCTCAAATCCTGCTCAACAACAATGATGACTTTGGTCGATTCATCATCATGGTGTGGAGCCTCATGGCCGGCTTTGAAGTGCTGAACAAGGACTTCATCACGGTCGCCTACAGCTTCGTTTACTGATCAGAGGCTACTGACATGGCTAAGAAGATTTATCCCGGCAACTACGTTTCTGCGCTGAGCGCTTACCAAAGCCAGGGCGTCGTGACCATGCCCGGTCGGACCTACATTCACAGGGTCGGCTACATCAAGGTCGATTCCACCGCTCGTACCGAGTTTAATGTCATTGTGCCATCGCCTGACAAGCGGCCCGATGACAAGCCCCGTCCCGACATCACCGGTCTGGTGATTCCCAACGGCGCATTTGTGTACTTCCTGGGTCTACGGATCCGGGATGCACGCAAGGACGCCGGCCAGGGCACTGCCCGTTCTGGACTGGTCTGGGGTGCTGGCACGGACCGCATCAAGCTCGCTAGCGCAGTGAGCGTGAATGGGGCGGCAATTACCGCCACGACACTCTCCACCACGCCGATTGATGACACCAGTAACACCGCCGCTCCCCAGAGCTCGGTGTTTGGTGTGATCACCCCCGTCAAGACCACAGCTCAGATGACCCTGAAGCTGTTCTATGACAACGGGAGCACGGCAGCTGGCGACGCTGCTGGGCTGACCTCCAGCGAGCCCGGTGGCAGCTTCCTCATTGCTGAGGTGGCTTACTACCTGGATGACGAGGCCAGCGACGAAAGCGCGTTTGGTGGCCTGCCTGCCATCGTCGAGACCATCTAGGGCTAACCCGTGGAATCAGAGCAGGGTGATCTCGGTCGCCCTGCTCCTTCCCCTTAGGATTACTTAGAACAATGGCCTCTACCAAGAGAGCGCAAGCATGTCTCTTTACCTCGAGCGGAAAACTGGGCAGATCGTTGAATTGATCAGCTTTCACGGCAAGGACTGTGCCCAAGTCCGGACCCAGTCAGGAGCAGTGGTTTATCCGCTCCTGAAAGACCTAGAGGAGTACACCCCAGGCAAGGGTCGCACTGGCGGCAGCCCAGAGTCTCCCATGGCGGACAACTCCGCTGACGAGGACAAGATCCCCGAGCGGGCTATTCCTGTCGATACCCGATTGAATTTGAATCTGGCAACAGCTGAGCAGATTGCCAAGCATGTCAATGGCGTTGGTTTCTCAACAGCCAAGAAGATTGTCGAGCTGAGGATGAGCCTTCCTGGGGGGAAGTTCCAGAACCTGGAGCAACTCAAGTCCGTACCTCGAGTGGATTGGGAGCAGGTCCGCCTGGACGATTTGATCTATGTGGCCTGATCGCTAGACTTCACCGAGGCCAATTAGCCGCGGTGGCGTGGAGCTCAATCCTTACGACAAATCCCGCTGCCGGTTTCACCTGGGCTACAACCTAGGGGCGCAAATCCCGGCTGGCGATGCGGCCAGGCTGGAGGAAGCAATGGCCCGGGTTCCCGACAGCTTCTTCTATGACAAGGTTTTGGAGCATCTCAAACGATGCGACAACGCCTGGCAGCTCTCGGAAGTGCTTCGGGATGAAACCCAGCCGATGCCCAGTCGGATTGAGCGCATCACAGGCGACACGGATCGGGCCATCTTCCAATCGGATCCGTTAAAAGCGGACCAGATGTACAGGGAGATCTACCTCCGGGAAGTGGACCGACTGGCTGAAACCCTTTACGTCCCCAATTACCGGCGGGAGGACGTACATCGCTTTGCGTTTATTCGCAGCGGCGCTGAATTCATCATGGCGGTTCCCGGTCCAGCTGATACGGCTGTCGGGACTCGCGTGGCGACTATGACCGGCGCTATCAACTGGAGGTAACACATGCAACCGAGTGCACCAGGCGCCATGCGGCAGGCGATGACGGGCAGGGGTCTAAGGTCGCAGGCACCCGCGCCAAGGCCGACCAATCAGACCTACTCCCAACGCATTGGGGCGTCAATGGGGGGAGGCAGGGGCTCAGGGGGCGGAGGCAGTAGGCGGATGCCAGGGCTACCTCCTGAGGCCAAGGTCATTGCAGATTACCCCCAGGGTGTTCCCACTGGCAGCGTCGGCGGCGGAAATGCCGGGGCCTCGAGGCTGGCTTCAGCGCTTCCTCCTCCAACCCGGCAGGTTTCTGCTCGTATTCCCGCTTTTCAGGCTCCCCCACCCCGGACGCCCGGAATGAGCAATGTGGCCAGGCCCGTGACCGGCCCCTCTGGAAGAGAGCGGGCCTACAACGCCATGGTCCAACAGGCGGGATTAACGCCAGAGCAGGCTGATGCCGCACAGGCAAGAGGAAAGGCTGCACTGGAGTACCGGAAAGGAGGAGCCCTTGATGGAAGACTGGATCCCTCCCAGCAGGAATACTGGGACCAGGCGGATATCAAGGCCTGGGCTGGCGCCAACAAAAAACTTGCGGACAAGCTCAAGGCCAAGCATGGCTACGTGGAGCCTGCCTCAATTGAGGGCATCGTTCGCCCGATCGTCAGCCAATTGCCCAACTTCTCTGGCACGGCAGAACAGGCCTATGCATCAACTGAAAGCAATCCGTTTTTGCCAGAGGTGAATCTGGGCAGCAAGTTCAACATCCCCGAAGTCCAGCGCTATCCCGATGCGTTTCGAGACGCCGTAGGCGTCCCAGAGTGGGAGCCTGACCCTGTGCAGGCCAATCGTGCTTTTTCCCCAGAGGAAGAGGCCACCTCCTTTTACGGCAGAGCGGGGGATCTCCTGGATGACCACCTCAACAGGATTCGCAAGGGGCGGCAAGACGCGCCAGCCGCGCCCTCTCCCCAGTGGGGTGCCCCTTGGAACTTTAATTTGAGGAAATGATGAAGAACGCTCCATCACTGGCAGCTCTTTTCAGCGGGCATCCGACAGCGCCGGGTGATCCAAGGAATCAGCTCAACAACACGATGAATACCGCAGGACTGCGGCCGATGGAGATCGAGTACAGAACGCCATATAACGACAACATCGTTCGATACCCCATCGCAGGGGTGCAACTTGTCGATGCACTGGCGACCCCTCCCCGCAGTCAGTTTCCGTTAACTCCACAACAGGAGCAAGCCGCTGACTTTTTGAAAGGCACCACAACACTCTCCATGGGAGAGACAGAGCGCCGAGGACCAGGGAACCAGCGGGCTGGTACCGACAACGGCATCAACCCGGACATGTTTACCGGGCCGACCCGTGGGCCGAGGGGAATGAACACTGCTTTGAGGCGCGGGCCGCAATTGCGTGCCTGACTTTGCTTAGCATGACCAGGTCAGCAACTTGTAAGAAAAAGTGAGCAGTTCAAGCACCAACAAGCAGCCCCTGCTGGTTGATCGACCTCTTCACGAGTTTGCGACTCTTGGGGCAACGCCAGCCCTGTCGTCGCAGGCCAACCTAGCCAGCATCCTCGGTGGTGGCTGCACCATGCTGGTGGACTGCCTTGGTAACGATGGTGCTGTCATTGACAGTCTCTCCCTTGTTGCCACAGAGGCCAATACCACGGCTGCTGTTGTCCTTTTCTTCCTAAGCTCCTCGCCAACACCGTTTGGAATCACAACAGAGAACACGGCTGTTGTGGCCTCTGCTGCGATTGTCTCAGGCGCTGCGGGACAAAGAACGAACGTCTCCCTGCCTCCTTTGTCTGTACCGGTTCCGAATCTTGGGGCTGACACGTCCACATCAGAGACAGCCAAGAAAAACACTGGGCTCCTGATCAAAGCCAATCAGCTGCTGTACGTGGGACTGGATCGGGCCATTACTGCCCCCAATCCCCTTACAAAGGTTAACATTTTTGCCCAGGGCGGCTACTACTAATGCGGGTGGATCGATCCCCTCGGGTCGATAACTTCGCCCGAATGGACAGCGTGACCAGGCCGGCTCGGGCAACAAAAGCCGGAAGTTACCGCAGCAGCGCCCGTGGCGGGGGGCAAGGGCAAACAGGGGGAACGGTCTATCCGACCATCCTTGAGGCGTACAACCGGGATAGCGATTACAAGAGGTGGCGCGCTGGCTGGGATTACTGGCAGGGCTCTGGCAAAAGCTGGGCCGACCTTGAGAGATACTTCCTGGTCAGGAGCCTCAGGGATTATGGAGCGCTCCCGGGTCCGCAGCTGACGACTGTCACCTACTTCCCCAGCGGATCTTCCCCGGATGCATCCTGGACGGTCGTCAATCGAAATCGGGGAGCCCTGATCCTCCCGCAACTGCTCAGGGCGGAGAACATGATTCTCGACACGTCCCGCCCGGAAGCTGATCGCCACCGACTGATTCTTGATGTCAGCTCGACCCTGACCAGCACGCAAATCATGGAATGGTCTGCGTTTATCGGAGATCAATTTGAGGATTCGGCTGTTGGGACGGAGTCGCCCCAGGGATTGATTGCAGAGCCGATCGATACCATTGCTTACACGCTGGTGGATATCAATCCCGATCAGGGGCAACTGTTCTTTGATCTATCCCGCCCGTTCATGCGCAGGCGGCCCAACCCCAGGAAGGACAGAGCGTTTTGGCAGCGCGTGAACTACGACCGCAGACTGCCGCTCTCCTGGAGAAATAACGGATCCCGCTATCTCTGCAGC